CCGGATTTAAGTTTTATATTTTGGTATATTACCCTAATTATATGTTATAGTATTGGAGTATTCGTATTATAATTTATAATTGTATATATTTATGTTTGGAGTATTCGACATAATTATAGAATATTGGACCAGTCTGTGTGACCTTTTCTAGTGTTAACTAGAGTGTTGGTGTACAACTGATTTTAGACTTTTGGAAAGAAAAGTCGTTAGCAATACAACCTTTGTATTGCCCTTATAAAATGTAGTTTATAATCATTTTATATTGTAATGTTAATTATAACAAATTACAAATCTTACATTCCTTTTGGAAATGTTAATGAGTTGTCCTTTTAAATATTAAATTTTGTTTGATTTGTTTTAATGTTTTGGACAGTTTGTGGCTTCAACCACAGACTAACGATTTTATATACTTTTTGTATATAAGATAAAGTTCTTTAGCTCAAAGAACCAGTTCGCAAAGAAGCGAATTCCTTTATGGTAAGTTGACTTTTTTAGTCAATGAGAATTAGTAAACAGATATATTGAGTTTCAATTCGAATTATTGAATGTTATCTGACTTATAGTAATGGACGGGACTACCATATCCACTCTGTATGATAAGTTGATTGCGAATGAATAATGAATTATTTAGATTATATCATAGTCAGTTTTTAATTGGTTTTTACATAAATAATCAAGTGGCTTAGATGATGGAATAGTAATCATCCCCTGAAGACTACGAGCGCCTGTATATTTATATACTAATAGCTAAGGTGGCGGCGCGAGGATAAATCCCATCCGGGAGTCCTGGGTTGATGAAGTTATCTCTTTAGAGATACGAGTAATCATGCGTATTAATTTCCCCAAGGACCTGAACAACCTATACAACTTTCTCCTGTAGGCGCAGGAAAGTTGTATTCGTTGTACAGTGTAGTCTTTTAAATATATCAATAAAGTATATTTTAAAGACCTGTACGATGAATGCAATTTTCTTTTTGAGTATTTACATTTGGATAATGTCTGGCTTAGTCCTGGCATTTCTAATTGTATCACTTATTTTTTCTATGTCTCACTGTTATTGTGAGGCAAAGAAAATTGGTGAGAGAATGAGTTTCTCTAAATTTTTGGCGAGTGTTCGTTTCACTTATGTTTTATGTAGTGAAAATTATCTAAATTATGTTAATTGGATAGATATTAGAATACATACACTTGATGGAGTCATATTTTTGATTATGGCTAACATTGAGTGTTGTGGCGTTTCATTAAACGAGGCGTTTTCGGTTTTTGCCGATTATGCAGCTAATGGTTGGATTGATTATATTTCATGTGGTAAAACACGTAGATATCATCAAACGACTATTAAAGATGTTAGAATAGTAGATGGAAATCATTTGCATAATTCTGTAACCTTAAATAAATTTTTCCGTAGAGATGAATTTAAACTAGATTTACATGGTTATACATATATTGATGATTTACATCAACTTCCTTTTCCTGTTTATTGTGATAAACAAACTCTTCTTAGATTTTTGAAGTTTTTAGAAGGAGAACCTAACCACAATATAAGAGATTTATATTTAAATAGTACTTTTTCTCCGCGTATTAAAGAAGCAGCCAAGCCGTTGTTTGCTTCCGTTTTATATAAGAGATCCTATTTAATTGCTGGTTTGGACCAAGGTAATAATTGTCATCAAATTTTTGTCTTTGCTTTTATTGTTGTTTGTCAATATTATCTTATTTCTGCAACTAGTATGTTAGCTTTTGCTTTCTTTATAGTACAACAAGCTATGTTTCCTGTTAAATCAGATACTTTTGCTTATTGTTTTATGGAAGAATCTTTTTCAGCTTATGCTGGTTTCTTTCCTGTTCCTTATCATGAGTTTGTTACTCGTATTTGGGCTTCTCCAATTGCAAACCTTGGACCTTTAACACTACATTGTGTTAAATGGTTCTTACCTTTCCCATTACGAGTTTTAGTCCATTGGTATTGGAATATATATGCTTGTAAAATTGTTAGAGCAACTCCCACAGAATTAATTGAGCAAGTTTCTTATGTTGTAGATTTGGTACATAAAATACATAATAAGGATATTGTTGGTTTGACTTTAAGTATGGGAATGAGAGCAAGACACTTGGCGAACTTATGTAGTTTGCTTCGTGTAGCTGATATTTCTTCTTTTAATTGGGATATCTTTCTTTATTCTTTACGCGAAGTTCCCAAAGAAGAACTTGAAGTTGAAGAAGAAGATCCTGATGATAAAGTTGAGCCTGTTATAAAAATAACTAGTAGTGAAAAAGAAGACACTTTTAAAGAATATAAATCTGTTTATGATGAAGTCCTTGAGAATGTTGATCAAACGTTCTTAACCAATGGTTATATGGATTTTGAATTTTTGTATTCTTGGTTGCCTGAAAATATTAGAAAATCTCCTACTTTTAGTAAGTCAATTATTCTTATTTTAATAATTGTTCAAAGCCAATATTTTGATAGTTTCTATCCTATGAAGAAAATTGCTGAATATATGTCGAATGATGATTTTCTTTCGAAAGGTAGTCTTGTTTCAGATGTTGCATCATGTATGATGGGTGTTTGGAAAGGTATGGAGCGAGCTATATCTACTCAGAATTGGAGAGCATTTTTTGATGCTCCCCGAGATGTTAAGTTTCTTAAAGAATCTTCTCAGCTAATTTATGCGATAGATTCAGCTGATACTGTCGAAAAAGTATCAGCTAATTTAGCTCATGCTGAATCATTAGTAGCTTCAAGATTGTTTTTAAATAATACTCCTGACCAATGTAGAATTATTGAAAAATTAAATAATTATATCAATCTTAAGAAGAAATTTGTTAGAGCACAATCTCATCGTGCTCCTCCTGCTGTCATTTGGATAGTTGGAGAACCAGGCACTGGTAAAACGACTATAATAGAAAGTATCATTAGAATGCTGACTGTTAGGTTAGGCAAAGAGAAATTTTTAGGTCAAGTTAGTTATTATAACTTTGACGATAAATATCCGTTATCTACAGGTATTAATGAAATGACTGAGATTTTAGTTATTAATGATTTAAAACAAGTTTTTAGTAATTCGTCAAAAAATGATCTTTTGTGTTTTTCTGTTGTTATGCAGCAATTAATTGATTCTACTCCTTTTTATGTTCGAGCTGCGGATATAGAAAGTAAAGGTAAAGTACTTAATAATATTAAGTATGTTATCATTACTTCTAATCATCATAGTTATGTTTGTGAAGGAGAAACCGAGAAATTGCAACGAAGATTTGCTGATTCTTTGATCGTTGATTGTTATGTTGCTGATAAGAATGACGCTGCAATTCCTTTTGATCAATTTAGAAAATATGATCAAGCCACGCGCAATCATAGAACATGTTTTAGAGTTCTTAAAGCTACTTGTAAAGAAAAGCGTGTAGTTTTATCAGATGTTTTTCCAAATAAACGAACCACTCTCAATTATAATCAATTTTTTGATGCAGTTATTACTGCCGTCGAAGTTTCTGAGAAGAATTCTAAGCGTATTTATGAAAATTTTCAGAATGATGAATGCGGTTGTCCGTGTGGAGTTGCTTTAGCAATGCATATATATCCTGTTAAGGATAGTGATATAGTCTGTAATAGAATATCGTTGGAACAGCAAACATTTGTTTGCAGATCCCCTTTATGTAAGTCTGAATTGTTTCCCACGTCACATTTTAGGGCTTATGTAGCTCCTGTACATGTTGATGCATCTGTTACTTTCATTCTTTTAGCTATCTCTTGTATGTGTATTTTTACAAAAGCTACTGCTTTTGGTTTTAATACTGTTTGTGAATGGATGGACAATTTTGTTTTAAATGATTCTTGTTTTGATTATCTGTATAACATGATCAAAGAGCTTAAAGGAGACTATGAAGCTTTTAAATTAGTTTGTTATCGCACATTTCTTAAGATTAAGAAATTTATTAGTGATTACAAACAATATTTCGTTGGTGCTTCTGTTATTAGTATCTGTGCCATATTGTATACTAAGCTTGGAAACAAGCAAAAAGAATTGTTTTTGAGTCCAGTTATTTATCCCAATCAAGTTAGGGATGATTCCATGGTTGGTATTAAGTATCGCCATGAACAGAATTTTCCTTTAGCAAAAACTGTAGAATGGGGTAAAGGTGTCAGAACTTTAGAAACTGTCTCTTTTACCAAAGGCGTAGCTATGTCAGATCTTGAACGCGTTATTGAACCATGTATAGTTGATGTTACTATATCTTATGATACTCAAATTATGCATTCTAAGGTTTTGATTTTAGCTCCAGGTGTTATGGTTTTAAACAAACATTATGTTTGCGATCCAAAAACAAATAAATTTCTAAGTGGAAAATTTATTATAAGTTTGAGAGGAGTTACACAAGTTTTTGAGCCTGAAGATTTCAAAGGTAATGATATGAATGAACTTTTTGTAGTTCAACATAGTTTACCTATTGCTGTTCCATCTTTAATTAGATATTTGCCCGAAAAATTCGTTCAAATCGATATTCCTGTAGTACATATGGGAAAAGTGAGACATGAAGCTATTGCAAGGCCTTCAATTTTTCACTATTTTAAGGGAACTTATTCTTCTTTACAATGGAAAGAGAAAGGTGCTATAGGAATGTGTAGCGAACCTGTTATAGGAAAACTAAACGGTGGTTCGGTTTTGTTAGGAATGGTTAGTTATATGAAGAATGACAATGATGTTGGTTGTTCTCTTTTAAGTAAAGAATGGTATGAGTCAATTATGGCCAAAAACCCCTATCCAAATGTGTCAGACATTATATTAACTGGGATGTCTCCGACAGTAGATCTTTCCATTAATTCAGAATTGCGTAATGTTAGTGACCCTAATTTAGTACCAATTGGAACTATTCCTGGACCTAATGAAAAATTTTCATCGCATATGAGGAAAACTATTGTTCACGATGAGTTTGCTTCTAAATTATCTGAAGAATATTCTTTGCCAAATTCTGGAGTTAGAGGTATTGTTGATGGAGAATGGAATTCTTCTTTTGCAAATACTTTTTCAAATATTAGTATGCAATCTGATTTAACTATGCGTGAAGTGAATTTTGTTGTTAAATCTATGCTTGAAGATGTTGCTTCTAAACAATTTGTTGATGATCAGAATATTAGGTTACGACCTCTAACTTTGAAAGATGCAATTTTTGGTGATGAACGTCTGGGTATTGGAAGGATTGATTTTAAAACATCGACGGGTCCTTTTCTTAAGAAAGAAGGAATTAATAACAAATACGATATGTTTGAAAAAGATGGAGATGAATATATTTTAAAACCGGAAGTTTCAAAACGTATATCTGATTATCATGATATTCTGTTGAGTGGAGCTGTTGTTGCACCATTTGTGCATATGGTCCATAAAGATGAAGCTAGACCCAAAGCTAAATTGAATAAAAAGAAAATTCGTCTTTTTTCCGTTTTAGATGCTGCTTTTAATTTGCTTGGAAGGCAATATTTAATGCCATTGATTCAGTTACTTCTTCGATTTCCAGAAAGAAGTGAATGTTATGGAGGAATAAATGCAGCTTCTTCTCAATGGAATGATCTTGCCAATAGGATGAGAGCAGCTGGTATTACTTTCGATATGGATTTCAAGAATTTTGATGCTTCGCATTGGGCATTGTTTTTTGAAGCTGCTGCTAGATACTTTTTCTTGTTGGCTCTTCGTGTTGGCTATTTATTAGAAGAAGCTTGTGTAGTTTACTTGTTGTTTGTTTGTTTTAAAATTCAACTGGCATCTTTCATGCTTGATTTGTTTTTGAAATTCAAAGGTATGCCTTCAGGTGTCATTTTCACTCTTATTTTGAATTCTTTTATTAATTCTTTTCTTTTTAGAGTAGCTTTTTTAAGAATTTTTGGTAATTTAGATAATTTTCAAAAGAAAGTATCTACTGCTAATGTTGGTGATGATAACATTAATCGTGTAGATTTAGATCTTTCTTCAAAATTTAACATGATTACTATATCTGAAATATATTCTAAGTTGGGATATATTGCTACTCCAGCTAATAAGAGCGGTAAAATTCAAACAAATATTCCTTTTGAAGAATTAACTTTTCTCAAGAGAAATTTTGTTTGGAGTGATGATTTAGGTTCTTATGTAGCTCCTATTTCTTTGGATTCTATTTTTAAAGCTTTTTGTTTTGAAAAGAAGGATGCTGGAACTACGTCTCAGGAACGTTTGAAAGAGGTTGCTAGTGGAGCCCAGAGAGAAGCTTTTTTACACGGGCGTATTTTCTTTGAGAATTTTAAAGAAATGGTTAGTCAAATTTATAGTAAATTTGACCTGACTTTTATTGCTTTGGATTATGAGCAATTAAAAGCAGAGTACATTAATGGCGTAATGTACACGTATGTATAATCTTTAAATGGGGTTAGCCTAAGGTCCCATTCAAAAATCAACAAGGTCGTTTGGTTATGCAGAATAGCTCTTCACGTTTAGATTTATTGTCGTGTTAATCTATTACCCTGCCAAACGTTCAAAACAATGATCACAGTGGATTCTGTTTAACCAGACGGAATCACACTTAATAATTGGTTGCTGAACTTAATCATAATAGTCAAACAACAGGCGTAAGTACCCAAGTAGGAGATAATTCTGCTATGGTACAAACATCGATAGCTAAATCTGTCATTACAGATCTAGCCTTACCCCCCGTGTCCACTACTGTGGACCAATTTAAAGAATTTTTATCTCATCCTTTTTTAGCTGTTCATATGTCTTGGGTTTTTGCTTCGATAAATTCTTTAGTTACTGATGATATTGTAGCCTACTTCTTCGCTAATGCACCTGCTACTTTGTTATCTAAATTATCTAATTTTATGTTTTTTAGGGCAAAAATTAAAGTCAAAGTAGTAGTTCAAGGAGCTCCTCAAGCAGCTGGAAAAATGATCATAGCTTGTACACCATTACCCCTTCCTGATTATACAACTTCAGGAACTTCAGTAGTAGCTAGTGGTGCAGTTTCTACTTTTAAGATAGTTCCCACTATTGAAGTTGATCCTTCTAAATCTACATCTTATGAACTTATTTTACCTGTATGTACAGTTGGAGGGGTTTATACTACACCTGCTGCACTCAATCAAGCTGGTTCTTATAGACTTGAAACTTTTATTATAAATAATATTGTTTCTGGTACAGCTACAGCTTCAGTAGTTAGTGTATGTATTTATCTCAGTCTTGAAGATATTGAATTTGAAGGTTTAACATTGTTATCTTCTGGTTATGTAAGTAGAGCTGCTGAAATTGTACTTCCTCACGATTCTATTTATACAGAAAAAATTCAAACTTTCTTATCCAATTCATTTGAAGAAGAAAAGAAACAAGGTGGTTCTTATTCTTCTGTTGCTCAAGGTCTTTCATCAATTTCTAGTAATATTGGTTCAGTTTTTCCATCGTTAATGCCAGCCACAACTCTTTTTTCAACTGTAGCTTCTGCTGCTGGTAATATTCTTTCATTTTTTGGATTTTCTAAACCTCCTGTTATAGAAAACCAATTATTTGTTATGAATAGACAAAATGATAATTATTCCCAATATGATGGTACTAGTACTGCCTTAGTTTTGGCGGCTTCACAAAAAACATCACTTGGAATTTCTGAAGATTTGGGTCAAAATTCAGATGATATGTTAATATCAAAACTTGTATCCAAAGAAGGTTATTTTCAATTATCTCTTATTGTTACACAGGCATTAGCTAATGGAGCTTTAGTCAATACTATAGCTGTTTCTCCCGGTTTGTCTCTTACTATTGGTTCGGTTTTTATGCCACCTTTGTGCGCTATAGGTAGAATGTTTGAATATTGGAGAGGAGATATTAATATTACCGTTGAATTTGTCACGTCTATCTATCATCGTGCTTCATTTTTATTTGCTTGGGATCCAGCAGCTTTTACTGCTTCTACACCACCTACATTAGCTCAAGCACTGACAACTTTGAAAAATTTTACAGTTGATATATCAGGTAATCGTACCATTAAAATTAAAATTCCTTATAAACAACAATTTCCTTGGACCCAATTTAATTTATCTAACAACGCTACTATAAATAATTGTAATGGAGTTTTATATATGTTTGTTATTAATCCTGTTACTGCCAATGGCTCTACGGATGGTATGTATGTAAATTTTCTGCTTTCTTCTGATAATATAAAATTTGCAGTTCCTAGTCCCGCTAGTACCGATACAGTTTTGTATGCTGCACAAACATTTCTTTCATCTGGTTACTTTCCTAATAATCAAGTTTTCTTGTCAAATTTATTTTGTCCTGTTGAAAATGTAAGTTTTGGTCCTGATACTGATTTATCTTTGGCTTGTGTACGTAGTTTTGGGGAGGATTATACTTCTGTCAAACAATTGGCTTGTAAAGTTTCCGTTCAGTATGCTCCTATCACTTTGATAAATCCAGGTGCTAATGTTTTGCAAGAGTGGAATTTTCCAAATGTTCCAATATTACCGAGCTCAACTTATACTACTCCAGCTTCTTTACGAAATACTTTTACAGATTATCTTGCTCCAGCTTTTGTAGGTTTTAGAGGTTCACTTCGTTGGACATTTAATGCTATGATGTCAGGAGGTGGAAATGTTATGAACAATTATTGTCCAAGTCATGATGCTGATCTTAGTGTTCCTGTTCCTTTTGGTAATATGTCTACTCCCAATGGTATTAGAGGAACTAGTTACGCTTGGAACACTATGAATCCTGCGATTTCTCCAAATTGTGATATAGTAGCTCCTATGCTTATTCCTTCATATTTTATTCCTACTAAATCAGTTTTATCTCAGTCTTTGGATGAGGTATCTATTGCTTTAATGGGAGATTCAAACACAATTGCCACTTCGCATTTAAATCTTTATGTATATAAAGGTGCAGGAGATGATGCTTCATTTATTTGGTTTACAGGATTTCCAGGAATGAGTCATTTATAGTTTGTATGTTTTCTTAAAACATTCAGTTTTTGGTATATTTTACTTATAAAATATTCAATCTTTAATAAATGTATATATGTTTACAAATGTGATTTCGTGTTTGTGTGTGTGTGTGTATCCTATGAAACCTTGAGGACATCTTGGTGGAGGACTTGTGTGTAAATCTTTTTCATAAACTGGTCTTCCAGTTTTGAGTTTTTAATTTTGTACATAGGATTGTTTTTTCC